AGATTTTCGTCATGTGATAATGATTTTAATGTGAAGTCCTTGTTTTCATAATAAATACATCCTGAATTAGGGATTTTAAATTCTACATCATGTGTAACGAGTGTGCTTCTAGCATATACATAAGGAGGATTATCGGAATCGGTGGGAGTTTCCCTACAGCTACAAATAAATTCCATTGTTTCAATTGTTGACATAATATGTGGATTGATTTATGTTTCAATTTCCTGAAAACCTTTCCCGGACAAATAAAAAAATCGTAAATATATTAGACAAGCAGCTTTATCCACCGTGTCCGGTGTTCCCGCTATATACACCTTTGAACATTATAACCCACACAAAGTGCGGTTAGTGTTCAAAGGCAACGTTATTGCGAAGCAATTACCCGAAGGGGAATCCGATAAATCGATTAAGACGCACACGAAGTGTGCGAACTTAAACGTTCATCGGTGTAAAATCGACCGGCGTAAAATACTCATCGCCAATAAGGTCCAATAAAACCATATTATAGGCGCGGTTCTCCATATTTTTTTGAACTTTATCTTGAGCAATTTCATAGAACCTCCATTGAGAATTTAACTTTACATTATAGCCATAATTCTTATCATTCTTATGTTGGATTTTTCTGAAATTAGAGAAACAAGCAGCATAATAAAGGGGATACATGTTTATTTGTAATAAATTTTCAAATTTAGCAATCATTTTATAAGATTTACGTGGAGGCATATGCGTGGACTCAAAGCATTGTAAATAATACTCTTTGCCTGGAACCAAATTCTTTCTATCAATTTCTAGCATGATTGATTTTTAGAGTCAGGTAAAAGCATAAAAGGACTCAATTTTTATTATATTACACTATTTCTTATTCGAAATGGTGTAAAATCTAGAAGAAAGAGCTAGGGCGGGTCTTTTTGCCTTCTTCCGTCATCTCGCGGGTAGAAGCGCCGCCCCTTACCCATCCATTTAGTGCGGCCTCTTCAACCGTGTAGGCGGGGTTCTTTACGCGCTCTTCCATCTTGCTATCCGTAGGATATAAGGCGTAATTGGCGAACGACTTTTCCATGATGGTGGATACGCTCTTTTTGTCACTGACGAGTTCGCCTTGTTGAAGTTGGGACTCCAACATAGGGTCGCAGCTTCCTTTTCCTAAATAAGGAACCGTTAAAAAGGGCCTTTCGAATAATTGTAATTTCTCAAAATGGCGCTCATCTACCTTCTTTAAGTTTAACTTGGACTCGTCGTCTACTACGGCACTGTTTACGCCGGCGCCCAATACAGTTCCGCTTACCATTAAAGTGGGTTGATTCGTGGCAAATTGGATATGCCCGTCGGAAACATTTTGACTAAAGTAGTTTGATAAAGTATGATTGGCAAAACGAGTATTGTAAACGTTTCTTTGGGTTTGGTCAGTCACGTCGTTTCCGATGCGACCCATGTTATTGAAAGTATAAGAACTAATAGTAGCCATTTATACAGCCATGAGATTTTAATCGATAGAAGAGGGGGGCAAGGCCCCCTCTGACCCCTCCTTTATAGTTTGACCTAGCGAAAAATTTTTGTAACTATTATAGGTAAATTATAGAACAGGATTCGCGTATGTGTTATTTTACAAGAAAACCCTAACTATTATACAACTGTCCTTGCCTACGAAAAGGGAAGGGGGTTGAAGGGTTTCCCTCACCTTAGGTTTCCCCTCCTTTCAGACCCACCTCTTTAATTCCAATTGCTTATATACCCTATCATGATGGCGAGGTAATTCCAACGGGACAACTAAAGTGCTTTGGTCTTGGCAATATTTAACATAACCCATGGCTTCATTATATACCGAAGGAACGGCATAATCTAATACTAAAGCATTTAGTTTCTCTACTTGTTGCGTAATGTTGTCGGGTCTATGTTCGGCGTTTTGTAAATAAATACTGCGCATAATTATTTTTATAGTATCTACGTTTTGCGGGGCTACAATAAACTTATCGCCGGATATTCGGTATACGCCCGCGCGTAGACCGTTCTGTATAATTTGAATATTCTCTGCCGAAAAAAATACTTGTGCCAATACGTTGGACTCTAACTCGCCTGTCAGAGCTTCTCTATATTCGGTGGCTTTACTCTTTACGGCAATACGTTCCTGCATACGAAATACAGCATCACGCGACGGTGGTTCCATAACATTTACGCGACCGTTATATTTTTCCATATCGATGATAAGATTTGTATTGTCACTTAATATATCGGGTTTTAGACTCATGTATAACATACTTTAGTATTTTGTTTCCCGCGAATTGGACTAAACCATTGAATGGCGTAAAATATATGGCAATAGTATATAATGGACAAATTCTATATTATTGTATTAACTATCGCTGCCGTCCTATTGATTCTTATTTTAACCTATGTTGGGCTTCTTATGAGAGCGGCAAAAACGTCTACTATTGGATTCCCTCCGGTAATCGCAACCTGCCCCGACTATTGGGCATCTGGCATCGACCCTAGTTCGTGCTCCATTCCCACCCAAGGCAGTAAAAACGCAGGTAGCATCTACGATATACATAATAACAATGCGTTATTATTAAATACTACAAATACCCCTGGATACGGAGCGGGAAATAAGGATGTTGTTTTTTCTGCCCCTGGATGGTCTTCGGGTGGAAGTAATCCCATATGTGCTCAAAAGAAATGGGCAAACCAATATGGAATTTTATGGGATGGAATCTCTAATTACAATGGGTGCTAAGAGGGGAAACCAAGGTAACCTTCGGAAACCCCCGCGCCCCCCTCCTTTTCTGGGTAGACATCTGTTGCTTCCCTAGAGTCATGCGTTTCTCCATTTGGAACTGATTCAGTTACCTCTCTAATCACATCATTCGATGGTTGTATTTTGCCAATAATATTTCTATGAAGCGTATTGACGTCATCTATAAGCCTATCTTGTTTTTCTTTCGGTGGCTTTAGTTTTCGTTTAGGGACTATTCTGCGGCGTCTTCTTGAGAAACATAAGCCCATTATGTAAAATATGAAAAAATAGTTATTATATTTTACGACGTAAATTCTATATTGGTTTGTATATTAGTTTTCTTTCACTCACTTCTTGAGAGCGAGTTTAGTAGGCGCCTTCACATGTGCCCCCGCTTGAATCTTCTCCCGCTTTACCTTATACACCGCATACTCTCTATCCAATACATCGAGCTCGTTCAGCCACATCTTCTCCAGAGTCATTGACTTAAGAGCGGCCAAGTCCGTCTCCGTGGTCTCCTTCTCCTTCATAATATTCTCTACATTTTCCTTGGTTACCGAGTCCATCGGCATCTTAATAAGATACTTAAAGTCCCCGTCAATCATATCAAAGCTATTGTCTGTAAGCATAATCTGAACCTGAGGAGCCGTCTTATGTCTCAAATCAATGGTTCCCTTCAGGGTAAGTTGGATATACTTGGCGCGATTCGACAGTCTTACCAACTTACGCTCCATCTCCGAAACCAAATTTGCCTTACGCTTTCCATAAACACCCAATCTCAGACCGTAAAAGTCATCAATGATTTCCTCCACCTTGGCATACTTATGTAACTTACATTCCGCATTAAACATATGCATATTTGTTGTGCTTACCGTTGTAAACAGTTTAAGGGTCTTCTCTACACCATCACAGCCATTGGCGTCCTTCGTCGCCTGAAGTTCATCCAGTTTACCCTTCGGAAACACCACAGTAAAGTCCACGGATACCTCGGTTGAAATCGACGTGAAGTCTTTAATGGCAGGCGGAATCTTCTTACCTGCCTTATCCACCGCCGTTCCGTCCATCAAGTTTTCGAGCATAGTAGTATACGGCATCGTCCATGTTCCGACCGGTAACTCCGTAATACGAATCTTATCCTCACCGACCTTCTCGTAGATACCGCGGATCAAGAACTTTTGTTCACCAATGGCACGAACAGTTCCCTTGAACCCCTCGTAATACGGGATGAAATCGACCTCATCATTGGACCCGCCAGTCAATTTATTCTTAAGATACTGAATAATCGTCTTGGGGTTATACGGGGCAATGCTACACGAAAACCCCGTGCCAATACCTGAAATACCATTGATAAGGGCAAACGGAATAATCGGCACATAATATTCCGGCTCCACAATAGTGCCATCGTCATTCAAATATGTCAAAACGGCATCGTCCGCCTCGGGAAAGATATGACGCGTCAATGTATTGAGTTGAGTAAAGATATACCTCTCCGACGCACTGTCATCGCCACCTTGAATACGGGTTCCAAATTGCCCATTGGGTTCGAGCAGATTGATATTATTGGAACCGACGAAATTCTGTGCCATGTTGACAATAGCGCCATTGAGCGACGCCTCGCCGTGGTGATAGGCCGAATGCTCGGAAACATAACCCGAAAATTGCGCCACCTTGATTTCGCTCGTCAGTTTGCGTTTAAACGCACTATAAAGAATCTTACGGAGAGAGGTCTTGAGACCATCGCCCATGTTTGGAATGGACCTAGCACAGTCATACGTGCTGAAATGAATCATCTCATCATCGATAAACTTTTCGTATTTAACGACGGGATTATTGGTATCCAAATACGATGTCTTATCGTAGTTTTCTAGCCAAGTCTTGCGGTCGTCCGGCCGCTTCTTATTGAAGACCTTATCAATAGCGTCGTCGCTCACTGAGTCTGTATATACAAAATCTACAATCTTCTTATTGGCAAAGTAGTCTTTGAACTCCGCCGAGGTGGAAGTGCCGAGACCCTTAAAATATTTAATCGTCCACCCCGTGATTGCGCTACCCGTCTCCTCCTTCCATCGGTTATATTCGCCGTCGTTATAGAAGAGTTTGACCACGGCGCCCTTCTTGGCCCGGAGGATGGGCGTATTCATAAAGGATAGGAAACCGGGGATTTTAATGAGTGTTGGCCATTCGCTATGAAACAGGTTGATACAAAGACCCTTGATATGAGAGCCGTCCAAATCTTGGTCCGTCATAAACATGACCTTTCCATAACGCAGATTCTGGTGGACGTCCGTAATAGCGGTATACTTCTTTCCTGTCTCCAAACCAAGAATCTTCTTTAGATCACCAATCTCCTTGTTATCGGTAATCTTCTTGGTTTGTTCGCCGCGGACATTAAGAAGCTTACCTTTGAGAGGATAAATGCCGATGGTATTGCGGTCGCCGCTGGATAGACCAGAAACAATACCCGAGAGCGCACTAAGTCCCTCGCACAAAATAAGGATGCAGTCCTTGGATTGAGCCGTGCCGCTGAAATTGGCATCGATGAAGTTGGCAATACCTCGAATAGTCTTCGTCTTACTTCCGTCCGTCTTCTTGGCCTGCTTGGACTCTTTCGCCTCAGTGAGCGAACAGGCCATATCCATGACACCCATCTTGGCGACCTTTTCGATGAAGGCATCGGAGACAGAGCACGTCGAGCCGAATTTGGCCGATGGTGTGCTCATAAAGTCCTTCGTCTGACTCTCAAACGACGGGTTTTCAATATCACACCTCAGAAACAGAATAAGTTGCTCCTTGATGGTGGACGCGTTCACCTTAATCTTCTTCTTCTTCTCGATATAGTCACAAAGCTTTCTCACGATTTGGCCCATAACATATTCGACGTGTTTCCCGCCTTTAAATGTGCAAATGCCGTTTACGAAAGATACTGCGGCGAATTCGTGGGTAGGCGAAAGGGCCACCGCGTATTCCCAGCGGTCACTACCTTGTTCATAAACGCGCTTGGCCTCCGACTTGGTGCCGACATAGAGGTCGATATACTGCTGAAAGTTCTTGATAGGAACAACCTTGGTGTTATGTGTCACCTTGATTTTTTCCACGGAATGGTCAGTGACTGCGGCAATATCGTAAATGCGTTTCTTGAGCAGGGCCAGCATATCAGGGGTAAGCCCTTGAATACCGAGACGCGCATAGTCGGGCTTGAATGAAACCTTGGTATAAGGCTTTGCCGTAACGGGTGTCTTGGTAATCGTGGGGGGGCAAATCTCATCGAGATTCCGCTTAAATTCTTGGACGTATTTAAGGCCGCGGGTATGGTCTACTGTCTCAACGCGACCAAACTCAGACCAAATAAGAACGAGCTTGAAACCAAACCCATTCTTGCCGCCGACGATTTTCTTTTCGTCCTTGTCGTAGTTGGTCGAGGTGCGAAGATGACCGAAAATCATCTCGGGAATCCATAGGTCATACTCGGGGTGCTTGGCGATATCGATACCATTACCGTCATTTAGCATGGTAATTACTCCGTCATCGGAAATAGAAATCTCAATATGGGTAACGCACTTCTTATCTTTGGCAGTGGACTTAATCATGCGGACCACGTGGTCGCGACAGTTCACAATGCCTTCGTCGAATAGTTTATACAGACCAGGGTTATAATGGATATCACGAAGGACGATTCCGCCTGCTTCGTCATCATAGACCCACATATCGGCGTCTACATTATCGACCGAGCCGATATAGGTATCGGGGTTATCAAGAATATGTTGCTTATCGGTCTTGCGTTGGTATTGATGGGCTAGGCCCGAGGCTTCGCTCGCCTTATCCTTGGCTAGCACAATGGTATTTTTAACAGCGGTTGACATGATAGGGGGGTTATGCTTGTTTTGTTTTTTTATAATTTGAGTTCAATTTTTGAGGGGAAACCAATGGTTTCCTCAAAGACCGCTACGCATACCCTTCCTTTTCTTCCCCTCGTTCGCTGCGCATACCCTTCCTTTTCTTCCCTTCGTTCGCTGCGCATACCTTTCCTTTTCTTGCTTGGACCTACTAAATATATATTATATATATTTCTTCTTACGAAAATGACGTGAAGTTTTATTTTTCGGAACGTAAGGATGGTTTCCGAAGGTAGCATGAGACCCTGGTATCCGGAGGTTCCCTGCCATATTTTGTCACCATAATATTAGTAGTAACATCTCCATGAAAAAAAACGTATTCGACATTATAAAATTCTGTAGTGATAAAACGTGTGAAAAGGCCGCTTACGCAAAAATAGTTACAGGTGGAAATGACCCCTCCATATCAAAGGCCATGCGATATTCCCAGAATTTAAAAACTTCTCGTTCAGGTTCAGTTCTATATAAAGTAAGGATTCCCGACCCACCAATTAATGTATTCGCCAAGCCCGGAATAGGAAGCGCGTATGTATCTTGGCCGCAACCCGATTATTACGGGGGAACAAAAATACTGTATTATATAGTGATTACCTATGCCACGAATAATACGGCTTTACAGTCGAAACAAATAACGTATACCACTAATATTACGGTTTCTGGGTTAACCAATGGTTCGTCCTATAACTTTTTTGTTATTGCCGTAAATACAGTTGGAAGTTCAGCGAGTTCTTTAGTATCTAATACTATCATACCGAGAACCTATGCCGCCACGCCTCAAATTGTAAATTTAACCACGAATAAAAACATTGCCAGTCAATTATTATTAAGTTGGAGTTTTAGGCCTAATTTGGCAGGAATTTATGATAATGGAACGCCGCACTATGATGGTGGCGGACCTATAACATCATATACTGTTCAACCCATGAATAGTAATGTATTATTTAGTGTGCCCGATTATCAAATTACAACGACCACTAGCTCCGATGGAAAAATAATAATATATTCGACCGTTTTACAAGGGTTAACAAGTGGTTATGCTTATTCTTTTAAAATAACGGCGACGAATGATGCCGGAGATTCCCCGTATAGCTCTTACTCAACTACGCAAATCGTTCCCTGATAGTGGTGCGGAACTAGGGCTAGGTATCTGCCGGAATTAAAAATAATAAATAAAGACACTGAAAAAACTCACAGCAATTATCCTGTAAAAATTATCAGGTAGGTAAAATGATAGTTTTTATAATCCCGGCCAATACCTGGGACTAACCTGGACCCAGGCCCTAAGTGACCTCTTCAATATGAGGACCCACCAAATAAAATAGTCTCATATTGTATATGAGCATAGAAAATGGGACTATTATAAGAGAAGGCGAAAACGCCATAGCTAGAAAAGAGGTCAGGGTAAATAATCCTAACCAACAAATAACAGAATTCCTATTAACTTACGATTTCACGGCATGGATAGATGATCATAAAAATTTTATGAAAAAGCTAGAGGAAAATCCCTACGATACATATATTGAATTAAGAACTAGACTTAAACTAGGTGGCCAAACGACTTCTTTCCCGGAATTTAAAGGTGTCGTTGGTTTCTTAATTAGTAAATTATATCAAAACAAGGAAATTTATGATTACTATAATAAAGACGTGAACAACCAGACACAATTAAAATTATTAACACATCGAATAATCGCTATAATGACGAAATCTAAATATTATTTTCCATACGCAAGCACTATTTATGCTATTGAAGGTCTATTGACATTATTAGATACTTATTATAGGGCAACTAGCACCGAACCTATTCCCGAGTTTTACCATAACTTTAGATATAGAACTTATTTAGATTATTTGATTTTAGAAGCTAGTCCTAATAATGTTACGATACCGACGTTTATTAACACCGGCTCAACGTTTTTTATAAAGATTCGATGCGTGCCTATCACTATTTTAGGTATTACCGATAAACCTACTATGGCCGACCAATATATAAATAGCCCCATAGATTTCTGGGCACACGATATTCAGCATGCGCGAAGGCAGATACAAGAGACACAAAGTTACTACGACCGTTATGTTAAGCATTCAAAATATTATTCACAAAGAAGTCCGTTTGATATCGTAAGCGAAGATGAGTTTTATAAACATATGTCTGATTTTACTTCAACCTTTATATTACCTATCATTGCGTTAGGAAAAGATAAAGACCCCGTGATAATCGCGTATAAAAAAATTATTAAATTAATAGTATTTGAAGTTGTTCATGAGAAAGCATGGCCTATGACAAAGTTGTCACTATGTAGATGTATTTCTCTATTATATGACGTTTTCCCCATTGAAAATTTACAAGTGACCGACCAAAATATAGATACTTTTGATGAGAGTTTTGATGACCCTACGACTTTATCTAACCTAAGGGGTAAACTAAGAAACGGCTTTTATGATGTTGTCGAAAACCCAAATAAAATTATTCTTCAGACCAATTATAGAACAAGTAAATATTTCGCCGAGGGAGCAAAAATATTATTGTCTATATTAAATTGTAATTATAATCCAGATGTTAATTTATTGATTAAGTTAACTAAGGACGAGACACATGCCGCAGAATTTTCACAAACAACCCCTATTGGTATTCCGGATGTCCCGACCGAATTTACGGATTATACAGAAGAAGAAAAAAAAGAATTAGACGACAATGATGTATTTTCAAAAGATAAAATGGAAAAAATAATCGACCGCCTTCAAATGCCGAAATTACCAGAAGATATTAACAGTATTTTTACACCATTCAATGCGAATACACCACCCATAGCTCCAAACCCTAGTCCAAACCCTAGTCCAAACCCTAGTCCAAACCCTAGTCCAAACCCTAGTCCAAACCCTAGTCCAATCCCTAGTCCAAACCCTAGTCCAAATCC